CTCATCTTTCAAACAATCAATGTTATATATCTCAGGAACAATATGATGTTCTATCATATTCTTGATGTCTGTTTCAATTTCCGCTTTTAAAGCTAAGAATTTAGGGGTGGTCAGATCAAATTCTGGCTTATCGCCAAAAATCTCAAATCTTCCCTTACCTTTTCTCGTAAGAACGTAGGGGTAACCGGGCGATGTTTTCCTGGTGATACTTTTAAAATATATATCATCAGGAGATCCTAACACTGCAGTTTCAATAGAGTAAATAACTCTCTCAGAATAACTAGTATTTGTAGTATTATACCAGTCAATTTCCGAATGAATACATGAATCTAAAACGTCAGGATCAACTTGAAACATTTGTTTCCTATTGTAACGCGCCAAACTTATAATCGCCGGATCGACGAGTTCTCCATCCTTTTTGAACGGAACTAATCGAGCGGGAATAGTAATAGCGTCACTAATAGCTTCAAATAAACAGGACTTACGAATATCACTACGTACAGTAGTGTTTACCTTCTCACTTAGTCCTAGCTCATAAAACATCGCTTTATGAGCATCGTCACTTTGAAATTCCGCTGCTTTTTCTTCAAGCGGATCAATATCAGGTTTAACAATGAATTTTTCAAAATATTCCTGATAGATTGGGTGACAGAAACTCATATTTCCAACTCCAGCGAGGTGTATACCTAGTATCTTACCTTTCTGTAACTTGGAATTCATAATGACGTATGGCATTCCGCACATACCTTTATCATTATGCATTTTTAGTGAATATACATTATACTCACTACTTCCCTCTGAACTAGCACAAACTTGGTTTTCCACCAGATCTGCCCGGGAAACAGTAGTTTCACATACGGATTCTATAGTTCCTTTAGACCTCTTTAGTGTATAACCAAATCTACGAACATAATCGTAGGTCTGTTTTAAGTCCCCAATTTTGGGTAAATGTTGTCGCATATGGGTATGAATTCTCATATCTTCCGGCATCCGAATAAGGGCAATATCTTTGTCGATCAATGTACTGTCTTTAACATAGTTATTAACTAAGTACTTAACAGAGACAAAGTAACCTTGTCTATTTCCATTATTGGACACTAGACGTAATTCAAAGCGACAACTACCATAATCTTCTGATTCTTCGAGTAATCGCGCTTGAACATTTATCCAGTGTATTGGGAAAATAGCCC